CCCAAAGATCCAGCAACAGCAGTAATATTATTAGGAATTGTATAGTGTCTAGAGTAAGAAAATTGTGCTGATACTTTACTAATCTGTGAACTACCATACGAGAGGGGAACAGGATCAACTGTGTATGGATATGCTTCTTCTAATACGTATGTGATCGGAACTCTTTGATTTGGAGCAAATGGACCACTTTCTGTCTTACTGACCAAAATAGTTCTGGCATAATCATTCTTATATTTTAATCTAATGGGTCTATTTCTTGGTCTTGGAGTTGTTGTCGCCAAAGATTGAATTTGAGATAAGGATCTATTGTTTTGCTGGTCACTCCATTCTACACTTTCTCCACTGAAAATGAAATCCATCCACTTGTTCAAAAACTTAAGAGCAGACAAATTGGCATCCAACATAAATCCAAACTGTATTTCAGTGAAAACTCTGGTATGTGCGTACTGAACTGCGCCACTACCAAGATACAATCCATTAATTGAACCCTGAGCGGTATTAGTGTTTGGAAGTTGAGCTTCGTCACAAAATAAGGAAACAATCTCACCAATATCCTGATAAAAAACAGGAGGATTGATGATCTTTACCTCAAAGTTATTGCTGTATGACATTCCGCCATACTTAGCTACTGTGTTTATGAAACTATCGATAGACACACTAAATACCTATGTTGGTCCAACTATATTTATGGCATACTCTGGATTATATAAACCAGTAAATCCAGGAAAGTATCGTGGTAACCCAACTCGTGTTATCTATAGATCATTATGGGAACGAAAGTTCATGGTGTTCTGTGATAATAATCCTTCAATCATAGAGTGGGGGAGCGAAGAGGTAATTATTCCATACCGTGCTCCGGATGGAAAGATTAGGAGATACTATCCGGATTTTTATATTAAAGTTCGTGAAAGAGATGGAAAAATTTCCAAGTATATTATAGAAATTAAACCCAAAAGACAAACACTACCACCAGATGAAAAGAATAGAAAAACTGCTGCCTATCGTAATGCTGCGCTAACTTTTGTAAAGAACCAAGCTAAATGGTCCGCCGCTCGTGAGTATTGTGAAGACAGGCAGATGAACTTCTTGATACTTACCGAAGACCATTTAGGAGTATAACGATGGCACAAGGATTTAAAGAGATCCAAAGAAACAAAGTTAATAAAGAACCAGGATATAAAACACTCTTTGAAAGAGTAACAGAAGCAACTGGCGGAGAAATCAAAAGTTATAGTTGGTATCTTTCAGCAGTTAAATCAGAAGCCGGAAAATATAAAAAGAACTTTAACAAGTATATTACAGATGAAAAGAAAGACAAGAGTGGAATTGCTAGAGAGCAAGATGTAAATGAATTGAGGAAATATGTCGTCGAAGGACACCTTTACATGTTCGAGTATGAAGCAACAACAAAAGGATTGCCATACTATGATAGATTTCCACTCGTATATGTGATTAAGTCTGAAAGAGATGTTTTTTGGGGCGCCAATTTACATTATCTGTCCATGAAGAAGAGAATTCTTGCTGTGAGCAAGTTGATGGATGGAAAAATTGACATACCCAAGGCATGTTTTCATAAATATATACACGCTCATGTTGAAGGTCTGTATATTGATCTTGCTGCCGCTGAATGGGATACTGCTATTCTATTACCAACTGAAGACTTCACAAAAACTGTTGGCAGATCTAGATTTCCAATCAAAAAAGAACAAGTTTGGAAGGATGTTGATGAGAAATACTACGACAAGATCAGGTCACACAGAATGATTAAGGGATACGGTACAAAACAGTCTAAGGAGATGTCTAAGTAATGCCATACCAACCAGGGCAAGAAGGATTGCCACCATTGGGTGGGACTATTTCTCCACAAACTCAATTCCTAGATGCTTTAGGCAACCCAACCGTAGCTCCGTCTCAGGCAGCTGCTGATAAAGTGGCAAAAGATAACAAAAAAGAGCAGGACAAGCAAGACAAAAAAATTGTTATTTCTGGACCCAAAAAGTCTTCCGTTACTGCCACCAGCGCCAAAGGATCGTTGAGGTATCCAAATGATCCTCCAATTGGAGCGGACACAGATTATGTAGTATTTGAGTTTTTCGAATACACACCACCATTTAAAAATGATGGTAGCACTGCTGAATTTGGATTAGAAAGTTTAGCAAAATATAATATGTCTGCTGAGCAGTATACTTCAACTGGACTAAGCCCTGTAATTCTTTATATGCCAGAAGATATTTCCACCGGTTTCAAAGCAAACTGGACTGGAAAAAACTTTAGTAACATTGGAGCTGGTATCTTAAGAACTGTTGGTGGCGAAGGATTGATGGCAAAATTAGCAAGTCTTGGTGAAACAACGAATGAAAGTCTTGATAGATTTACAACTATTGCCGGAGCTCAATTGATATCTGGAGCAATAGGAAAAATTACAGGCGAAAGTGTTTCTATTGATGATATTTTTAGCAGCACTCGTGGTGTAATCTTAAACCCAAACACAGAGTTGCTATTTACTGGGTTGGATTTAAGAAATTTTTCTTTAAACTATAAGTTAGTTCCAAGAAGTGCTAATGAGGCAAATCAAATAGAAGGAATTATAAAAACTTTTAAAAAATCTATGCTTCCTTACGCGAATTCAGGCGCAGAAGCATTGAAAGTGTCATTTGATAGCGAAGGATACCAGGCAGGGTTTATTAAAGTTCCAGATCTTGTGAAAGTTACATTCATGAGTGGGAATGACATAAACACACATGTTCCTCAGTACAAAATGTGTGCTCTCACTCAAGTAGATGTCAGTTACACACCAGATGGCGCATATGCCACCACAGAAGATGGCAGAATGGTTGCCTATCAAATGAGTTTAAACTTCCAAGAAACAAAACTAATTTACAGAGAAGACGTAGAGGCAGGATACTAAAAATGTTTTTTTCAATCGTTCCAAATATCTCATACGACGAGAAGCCAATTAGTTACCCATTTTCCGAAGCAGACTTTATTACTGCTAAGAATTTTTTTCGTAGATATAAAGTCAACGACGAGATTTTCTCTTATGTTGTATTTTTTACAAAGTACAGTGTTGTTGATGGAGATCGTCCAGATACCATTGCGGATAAACTATATGGGAACCCATTCTATGATTGGGTTATCATGTTAACAAATAATCTTGTCAATGCTCAATATGATTGGCCGATGACAAATTATATTCTTAGCAAGGTCATTGAAAAAGAATTTGATGATCCATACGGAACCATTCATCACTACGAAACCTATGAGTATGGTCCATATCCTGCCGGACTTCATGTAGATCAAGCGTTTTACAATAGAACACATAAACTTAATATTGATGGCAATATTGTAACGAAAAACGGTAACGAGATTTGCCGTCCAATTACCATCATGGAACATTATACGGCAGAGAATGAGAAAAAGAGAGAAATATATCTACTCAAACCAAGATACTTACAATCATTTGTAGATGATTTTAGAAAGCAAAATCTCTATAAAAAATCTGGTAACTACGTCAACCAACAACTCAAGAAAACTGGTTGAACTTTTTGACAAAAAAATTGGCGGGAAAATTTTTTCTCCCGCCAACAAAATCAGTTTTCGATTTTGAAAATCAATCTTCTTCAGCTAGACGAGCGAAGTAAGACAGAGCATCGTCGTCATCTACAACTGCTTCTTCCTTCACAGGGATAGGAGCAGCAGTCACACGAGAACGAAACGAAGTGGGTTCTTCAACCACAGGTTCAAAGTCTTCCTCATCCTCATTGTAAGAAGGACGAGCAGGACGTTGAGTGATACCAAGAACAAGGTTCAGGCGAGCTTCAAGTTCCTCGTAGGTCTTGAAGTTGTCCTTACCAGAGAATGCTTCGAGAGAGTATTCACTCTTCCAAATCTTCTCAAGGGCGGCATCGTCTGCCGAGAGAGCAGAGACACTATCAAACTCGGAACTATCGTAGTTCCAGTAACCAGCAACTTTCTTGATCTTCAGTTTGAAGTTAGCACCTTCCCAAAGATCAAACACATTCACAGGGGTTTCATCTTGAAACTCAGGTTGCATGGCAGCAAGGATCTTATCGTGGATCTTCTTGCCATACTTATACAGGAACACACGACCCTCGTTTTCAGGGTTCTTAGGATCCTTCACCACATAGATGTTGCTGTAGTAAGAGAGCTTACGCTTCTGCTTACGAGCAGTCTCTTTGTCTTCATCACTACCGCTGTTCCAGAGACGGCGGTTGATCTCACCAACAGGGTCCTTCTCATTCAGAGTGGTGAGAGAATTCTCGATGTACCAACCACCAGGACCCTGAAAGGCGTGGGAGTACAGTTTAGCCCAGGGCACCGTCTCCCCTTCAGGAGCAGGCAGGAAGCGGATCACGGCATAACCGTTACCAGCAGCATCAACCTCGGGTTTCCAGAACCGTTCGTCAACGTTTTTACCGCTGGCAGATTTTTCAAGTTCTTTCTGAAGGAACTCAAAGTTGTTCTGGGATTTGCGCTTAAGATCAGCAAAAGACATAGGATTTTCTTGGATTAGGTTTGGATTTGGTCTGTAATGCCCTGACCACTTAGACATAATAACAGGGCACAGGGTCGGGCGTCAATCCCCTGTGCCACTTTCCAATTTGGATTTCATGACACGAACTCTCTCAAGAAGTTCGTCGAACATATGTTCAATTGGAGCATCTGGAGTTGCTCCCAACATAATCACACCCTGCTTCATTGTCTGGGCAACTGATTTTGCTTCGGGATCATCACTCAATTTAATACGAGCGTAAAAGATCTTTTGTTTTTCGATAAGAGTTTCGAGTGCTTCGAAGTATTCCATTCTCCTTTCATCATCAAGAAGAATAAAATTCATGGCAGATCTAAAGCAAAACTGCTGTAGTTCTACCATCTCTTGAATATTGCCACGCACTAATTCAGATTGAAAGAAGCTCATACTAGCATTAACTTGGCACGACTTGTTTTTTTAATAAAATTGAGTTGCTGTGCCTCGTGGCGAAGTTTTTCCTTCAAGGGTTTGCTAATCAATTTATTTACTGTATCTAGTTCGATTTCATTTGTTTCGCAGTAATGGATAACCGAATCGATGTAATTCATATCTGGATTGCTAAGAGCAATCTTCTCCACTTCCTGCGAAAATTTCGCAGATGTCATAAATCTATCCTCTAATAATTGTTTTTTGTCCATATCGTTCTTGGTATTCGTCGATGTAACTCATGAGT